AGATATGGTAGGACATAAACTTGGTGAGTTCGTTGCAACAAGAACTTACAGAGGACACGGAAAAGACGAAAAGAAATCCGGCGTTCGCTAGTATTAAACTTAAAATAAATAATCTGCCTGCCATAGCCTTTTCTTGGTAGGCAGATTCATAAAAATACAAGGAGGTTATTTATGGCAACAAAAGACACAAATTATTTAGTTGCAGTTCATAAAGGACTGGACGAAAGCCTTGAAAAACAGGTTGCAGCTCTGCCGGAGAAATTCAACAAGCAGAGATTTTTACAGAACTGCATGACGGTTCTGCAGGACGGACAAGCTGATTTCTCAAAATGCGAAGCACCGACCGTTGTGCGAACACTCTTAAAAGGAGCTTTCCTTGGTCTCGATTTCTTTAACGGAGAGTGTTACGCAATTCCTTACGGAAATCAGTGTCAGTTCCAGACTGATTACAAGGGAGAGATCAAGCTGTGCAAGAGATATTCGAGCAATCCTATTCAAGACATTTACGCAAAGGTAGTCCGTGAGGGAGATGAGTTTGAGGAAGTAATTGAAAACGGTAAGCAGTATGTCAATTTCAGACCTAAGACTTTTTCAAACGGAGAGATTATCGGTGCATTTGCGGTAGTCCTCTACAAAGACGGTTCCATGATGTACGACACCATGAGCAAAGAGGACATTGAACATACCAGACAGACATTCTCAAAGGCAGCAAACAGCAAGGCTTGGAAAGAAAGTTACGGAGAGATGTGTAAGAAAACAGTTCTCCGCCGACTGTGTAAGTTGATTGACCTCAACTTTGATACCGCAGAACAGTGTCAGGCATTTGAAGATGGTTCGGCATTTGATGTTAAGGAAAAACCGAAAGAGAAGTATCAGGCACAGGACATTTACCAGTCTCACGATCAGAGTTCTCATAACGCAGATGAGAGTTCTGATGGTGTGATTGACGGAACATTCAAGGAAGTAGATGAGTAATCTTCTTAAACTTACCCCGGAGAACTATTACACCAAAGAAGCTAATATGCAGTATGTGTCCGTTTCTCAGTACAAAGAGTTCAACGGCACGACCGGAAAAATGGGTTGTGAAGCATACGCTATGGCGAAGCTCCGGGGAGAAGTTGAGGAAGTAACCACAACTGCGTTAATGGTAGGCTCCTATGTGGATGCCTACTTTGAGGGTACACTTCCTACATTTTCCGCACAGCACCCGGAAATCTTCTCATCCAGAGGTAAAACCGCCGGAGAGTTGAAATCCGAATACAAACAGGCCTCAATTATGATTGACCGTGCCGTGAAAGATCCAGTTTTCATGCAGTATATGGCCGGAGATAAACAGGTTATTATGACCGGAGAAATTGAGGGAGTTCCTGTCAAAATCAAAATTGACAGTGCAGACGGCAGGCGAATCACTGACCTCAAAACAGTAAAGAGCATAACAGAAACCTTTTACGCAAAGGACCTTGGGCAGAGACTCAATTTCTGCGAATGGTGGGGATATGATTTGCAAGCTGCCGTGTACAGAGAGATTTACAGACAGAATACAGGTGATCTCTTGCCGTTTTACATTTGTGCTGTCAGCAAGGATAAGACAGACAACATTCCTCATCCGAGAATCAAGGTTATTGAAGTTCCACCGCTGATGATGGATGAAAAACTGGCAGAGGTCAAAAACAATATCGTGAAAATCCAACGCATTAAAGATGGAGACATTGAGCCACTTAGATGTGAGGTATGCGATTATTGTGCCGATACTGAGATTCTGGATGGTCCTGTCTCCATGGATATGCTGATGGGAGAGATTTAATGAAAGATTCAATCGTAATTGATATGAAATACGCTGATTACGATATGATAGACGGCTCTTATGGTGTCGAGAGACACCATTTGATGGGTGGGGCGAACAGGAGCCATGCAGACGAGGATGGTCTGTGGGTTCCTTTATCGCCGGACCATCACAATTCAAGTAGAATGAGTGTTCATCACAACAAGGAAATGAAAGTAATGAGCCATATCATTGCACAGTTGGCGTATGAGCTTGAAATGGTATCTACCGGACAAGCCAAGGATAAGAACGAGGCAAAGGAAATGTTTCGGAGAAGATACGGAAAAACATTCGTATAGTAGGCGATACGCTTATTATAAATAATTCTTTAGAAAGGAAGTGAAAACAGTGGCAGAGAAACTTACATTGGCATCCATGTGTGCCGGAGGCGTTCAGGAACGTATCGACAGAGCGTTAGCGAAAATCTCAGATAACATTCTGGATTTGAACACTGATGCAAAGAAGAAACGTGTCCTTGATGTAAAGATCACTCTTACTCCCAATGAGGATGATAGAGAGGATGTTTCCGTTGAGGTACAGACTTCCGTTAAGTTAGCTCCTGAGATGGGACTGAAAACTCAGTTGTTCATCAATAAGGATTTCAGAAGTGGTGTTACAACCCTTACTGAACATTCCAAAGGCGCGATCAAAGGACAGCTTACCTTGGACGATTGCGGTATGAGCATGAACCCGGAGGAAGTTGAGGAAGAAAATCCGGTAACGGCTGAGGAACTTGGCTGCGACCCTGAGACCGGAGAAGTTCTGGAAAAAGAAGCCCCAAAAGTTGGGTCAAAAGTAATCAGCATGAGAGATGCTGCAAATGGTTAGGAGGACATTATGTGTAAAAGACCTATGGAACTGGCAGACACCGCAGAAATGATGATGAGTGAAGATTACAAGGAACGATTCAGAGCCGAGTACGGTCAGGTTGCTATTCGCCATCAGAAATTAAAGGCTATGCTTGAAAAGTGGGACAAGGGAGAGCTTAATTTCACTCCTACCTGTCCGAGAAGCACCTACGACTTACAGATTAAAGCCATGGCAGACTATATCGCAGTTCTTGAAGCGAGAGCGGTCATGGAAGATATTCTTTTATAGGAGGGTGTCGCAATGAATTTTGGAAAAGCGTTAGAAGCAGTAAAGGACGGAAAGAAAATTTTCCGTCTTGGATGGAACGGCAAAGGGATGTTCGTGGTTTATCAGAAAGGCTACCCGGACGGAATCCCTTGCAACTTACAGACTGCCAAGGCTTGGGGCATGAATGAGGGAGATTTATTCAAGTGTGAGCCGTATTTGCAGATTAAAACCGCCGATGGTTCTCATGCAATGTGGGTTCCGTCAATCGGAGACATTCTGGCAGAGGATTGGCAGATTATCCAGTAACAGGAGGAAGATATGTTAAAAGCAGCTATTGAGAAAATCCTTTCCCTTGACGAACCTCATATTAAGTCGATTGAGGGAAGAACCTATGTAGATAAGAATATGACGATGATCGGCAAGGAACTCAGAGCGGATGGAATTACCATGAACACACTGAGCAGCCTTGTGGATTTTATCAAAAAGAGCACAGAAGATTTCAAGGACGGACAGTACATCGCCCAGGTGGTATCTCCTACTGAGGTTCGTCTGTTTTCCAGTCTGGATGCAGACCGCCAGAGAGAAACACTGGCAGTTGTCAAAGCAGAGATCCCGGAGTTTTCATTCGGTCAGTTCATCGGAAACGAAGAGTTTGTTATCGGTGTGCAGTCCAAGTTCTTAAATGAGGATGCTGAGGCAAATGATAAGCCAATCATCTTACAGTTTGCCGGAAATGTTAAGGCCGGCACTGTTGCAGAATACGGAGACACCGGAGTAGGACAGAAAGCGGCAATCAAGAAAGGCGTTGCCTCTCTGCAGGAAGTTGAAGTTCCGAGTCCTTGCCGTCTGATGCCGTACAGAACCTTTACAGAGGTTGCACAGCCTATGAGTAACTTTATTTTCAGAGTAAAGGACAATGATCGCTATGGCGTTACCTGTGCCTTATTTGAGGCAGACGGAGGCGCATGGAAGAATGAGGCGAAAGCCAACATCAAAGCGTATCTCGAAAAAGAACTTGCGGATGTATCAAACATTTTCGTGATTTCCTAAATAATCGTAACCCGTAAATATGTTTCTGCAATTATCTCCTAAGATTGGTCTCTGAGGAAAATATGTCACGAAAACCGCAGAACACACAAACGGTTTACCTCCTTTTAAGAAATTCGATTAGTTAAATGGTATAAACCCCTGACAAGGATCTTTTGTTAAATTACCCAGGAGCCGTCATTCCGGCGGCTCCACCCATAATGAAAGAAAGGAGGGTTTAGGGATGCACAAGGTTGTTATCAAAGGAAATTATTACGGCAGAACCAGAACCTTACCGGATCTTAACGATTACCTACATGAGTGTGCAAGGCATCCTCAGATGGGTGCAAAAATGAAAAGAGATTACCAGATGATCGTGTGTAACGCTATCAGGACACAGTTGCCGAGACTTACGATTACAAACCCTATCATCATTCATTACAACTTCTATGAGCCGGATAAACAGCGTGACAAGGGCAATATTTTTTCCTTTGCAGACAAAGTTTTTCAGGATGCTTTGCAGAAATGCGGAGTGATTAAAAACGATGGTTGGAAAGAAATCGACAACTTTACGCATGACTTCTATGTGGATAAGAAAAACCCAAGGATTGAGATATTCCTTGAAGAGATAGAGAAAGGACCGTTCGATGGCTGAGAAAAAGTATTTTTGGCTCAAAATGCCCCGGAACTTCTTTGAAAAACACTATATCAAGATACTTAGAGCAAAGGATAATGGCGATCTTTTGGTTATGTTCTATATATGGATGATTACAGAGTCAATCGACCATGAGGGCAAACTGCGATTTTCCGAAGATATTCCGTATGACGCAGAAATGTTGGCGGAAGCATCCGGTTTTGCGTTACAGATTGTTACACAAGCGTTACAACAATTTTCAAAATTACAGCTTGTGGTTACGGAAAGTGACGGCACGCTATTTTTACCAAAATCTCTGAAAATGATTGGGTCTGAATCGGCATCCGCACAGAGGGTTAGGGAGTATCGGGAGAGAGAAAAAAACAAGACAAAACCCACTGAGACACCCGAAAACACTGAATGTAACGAACGTGTAACAGAGAGTAACGTTGATGTTCAAAAAGGTAACATAGAGAAAGAGTTAGAGAAAGAGTTAGAGAAAGAAAATAAAAAAGGGGGAAAGAGGGAAACTACCCAATCAATTTTTGAAAGGCTTCTCCCTGAGTACACCATCTCTGATGTAATGGCAGATAAACTTCGCGAATGGTTCAAGTATAAGACGGAACGGAAAGACGGATATAAGGAACAGGGCATGAAGTCGTTGTTAAAACAGGTTGCCAATAAGGTCTCTGTCTATGGAGATACTGCCGTATGCAATCTTATTGACGAATGTATGTCGAATGGATGGAAAGGCATTATTTGGGATAAATTGCAATCATCTTCTGCATACAGAAATAGCGGAGATCGCATTGGAAACAGAGTAAAGGATGTGGATGGCTGGTAATGGAAAGAGAAGAATTTAAGATTTTGGTAAAAGCTATGAAAGCGGTCTACGCACAGCCGACATTCATACCAGATAAAGACGCTTTCGATGTGTGGTATGGATTATTACAAGATCTTCCGTATGAGCAGGCAAACTTGGCAATACAAAAGTACATGACGAGTGAACGTTTTCCTCCAACCATCGCAGATATTCGCACTAAAGCAACGGAGATTATTGCTCCGGTGGAAGAAAGCATGAGCGAACTGCAGGCATGGGCGTTGGTACAGAGGGCGTTAAGGAACTCCGGTTACAACTCAGAAGAGGAATTTGCAAAACTGCCGGAGGCGTGCCAAAGAGCTGTTGGAACGGCGGCAAACCTCAAAGAGTGGGCGTTGATGGATTCAGACCAAGTGGCAACCATTGAACAGTCGCACTTTATCAGGAACTATCGGACTTCGGTGCAGCGGATGAAAGAAGAGGCACGTCTGCCGGAGAATGTAAGGATGCTCATAGCCGATATGGGGAAGAAACACGCAGCACTTATGGAAAAAGCAGTAGACCCACAGATAGAAATGCAAAAAATTGAAGTGCCGGAGGAAAAGACCGAACCACCATCCGGTATGTCAAACGAAACCAGAAAGAGACTGGATGAAATGTATGAGAAGTTCGGTAGAAAATAGACGGAGGAAAGGGCAGCGCGCATAAATCCTGGGAACCTCTGAAATGGATTGAGAAAATTATCATACAAAGAGATGAGGGAAAGAGGATTGTGTCCGAAGTGTGGCAAAGAAAACCCAACGCCGGAAAGATCCATGTGCCCTGAATGTGCGGCAAGAAATTCTGAATTACGCAAGCAGAATCGAAAATACCATGAAAGGATTGGGATATGCACTCATTGTGGGAAAAATCCAGCAGAACCTAACAAAAAGCTATGTTATGAGTGCTTGGGTCAATTTCAAGATAGTTATTCGGAAAAAGGGAAAACCGATGAACAGAAAGAGAAAGATCGGCTGAGGAAAAGGCAGTTAAAACAGACACGCATCGAAAACGGACTATGTCCCAGATGCGGAAAACATCAATCACAGAATGGTGGTTTATGCCAGAGATGCAGGGCGTATCTGAAAAATTACAGAGATAAAAACCGATGCGATTTGTCACGTTCAGAGAGACCGGACTACGGCATTTGCTATATATGTGGCAAAAATCCAACAATGAAAGGGAAAAAGGTGTGCGATAAGTGTTATGAAACACGGCTGAGTACCTTACCGGCAATGTGGGAAAATGCGAATAATGACTACTTCCGGCAGCTTAATTATGCGAGATTTTGCATGATAAAAAATCAAAGAAAGGAGAAAACGAGTGGATCAGATTTCAATGTTTGATTTAATGTACCCAACATTTAAGACTGACAACCCGGTGCGATTGATAGAATTGTTTGCCGGGGTTGGTTCTCAGGCGATGGCACTTCGTAATCTTGGCGTACCGTTTGAACATTACCTTATGTCTGAATGGGAAATGCACGCCACGGCATCATACAAAGCTATTCACATGGCGGACGATGATACTGATTACAGCGCAGAAATGAGTTCTGAGGATGTTATACAGGCACTTACTCAGTTGGGAATATCCGTGGATGGAAAGAAACCTCTCACGGAAGAGCAGATAAGGAGTCATTCATACAGTGACGCCTGGCGCAGAGAATGTTACAACAACATAAAAGCCACGCACAACCTTGTCAACATTTGCTCAATGAGGGGGGGTGATCTGGCAATAACGAATACTGACAGATACACCTACCTTATGACGTATTCGTTTCCATAAGACCTTGTCAGGATTTATCACTCGCCGGAAAGATGCGAGGAATGAAAAAAGGATCAGGAACACGTTCCGGGTTACTGTGGGAAGTTGAAAGGCTTCTGAATGAGACAGAAAATCTTCCTCAGATACTTCTCATGGAGAATGTGCCACAGGTTATCAGTGCGGACAACATAGATGATTTTCATAGCTGGTGCAGCTTCCTTGAAAGCAAGGGATATAAGTGTTATACGCAGATCCTCAATGCAAAGGATTACGGCGTGGCGCAGAACAGAGAGCGATGCTTCATGGTATCTATTCTGGGAGATTATAATTACAAATTTCCGCAGCCGATTCCACTGGATAAGACAATGAAAGATTATTTGGAGGACGAGGTAGACGAAAAGTATTATATCAACTCCGAAAAGGCACAGAAACTCATCAAGGACTTACGAGAGAGCGGTCAGTTAGACGGCATCTCAAAAACCGTTAGGGGGGGGGCAGAGGCTCAGTAGACCGGCATCATTGGGATGCGGTGTTACAGAAGTAGACAGCTCAGATGAACCATGAGCCGGCCGTTGATTGTGGCTCATACGGGAACAGGTGGAGAAAGAGGACGCATAATGTCCCCGGATGGCATATCAGTGGCATTGTCGGCAACGGATTATAAAGATCCACCGAAAGTTTTAGTGGAGGAAAAAGTAAATGGCAGACAGAATAATCGTAGTCGGCTCACTGAACCCGGAAAAAGAAGTCCAGGACAGGGTCCGAGTTTTATCGGGGGGGGTATTTGCCAAGCAATAAGGGCAACAGACTACAAAGATCCTCCGAAAGTGCTTGTGGAATCTACGACCCATATAATAAAGCATTGTACAAAATGATATGTCCTACCCTATTGGCGAGCGACTACAAACATTTGAAATATGTAATTGAGGAACTATGAAATGGCAAATAAGGTACGCTGCATACAACTGGGGAATATCGCCGTAGGAAAGAGTTGGGATAATCCTCAGAGCGGAAGAATTTATTCCGTAGACGGAATTGCCCCGACCTTAAACACTTGTGGGGGGGCAATTTAGAACCAAAGATATTAGAAATCAAGGAAAGGAAAGAAGATATTGCAGACCGGGATTAAGAGGTTAGGCAATATTCTCCCCACTTCCACGAGAGAGAACCCAAACCAAGGGCGAGTGTATGATACCGGAGGCATAGCTCCGGCGATTACGAGTGGGGGGGGGTACTGTACCTTGCATAATAACAGAGACGGAGGCGGAAACGTGGTTGAAAGAATCATTGTTGCAAGCAGAGGGCGAAACCCAAACAATCCATCGAACAGAACCACAGGCGCACCTACGGAGCAGCGGTTAGAACCGAACTCAGAGGGGTTGTGCAACACACTTACTTCCGTCCAAAAAGACAATTATGTTTTGGAAATAAGGACGGTGGATGATGGATAGAGAGTATGTAGGCATCCGGCAGGCAACACAGAAAGGTTATATCGAATGTGAGATTGGCGGAGTTGCGGATTTCTCATACCCAACAAGTAAATTACGGCGCGGAAGAGTGCAAGGCGGCGGCCATGTATGCCCTACACTTACATCCCAAAGCATGGGGATTTGTCGTATTGAAAGAATTGTTCGGGGGGGCAGGACGGTATGCAGCATAGCGACAATCTCACGGAAAGGAGTACAGAAATGGCAAAGGTAGGGCAGATTTCCAACGAGGGAAGTCAATGCGAATCTGTTTATTCTGATAATGGCAATTCTCCAACGCTGACCGCCGGAACGCATGGAGATGCGAACTCAAAGGTTTACACAGAGTACCGCATAAGAAAGCTCACTCCAAAAGAGTGCTGGCGGCTGATGGATTTCTCAGATGCAGATTTCCATAAGGCGGAGAAAGTAAATAGTAACACACAGCTTTATAAGCAGGCCGGAAACAGTATCGTGGTAAATGTTCTGGTAGCAATTTTAGGGCAGTTATTCTCTGGAAAAGAGGATGCGTATAAAAACTGTAAAGTAAAAACAGAAAGGTAGGAAAGGATAATGCAGAAATTGAAACAAACAATCGTGAAAAGAAAATCACATACCATAGATGAGGGAACAATGGGATTTCACGATTATGTTGAAAAGAAAGAGGACTTTTCCGAGTTCGTTGGAAGAGTAACGGATGCCTGCGAGGCGGTTGACGGAAAATTCCTGAGTGTGTCATATCCAAGTGAGGATGTCGCAGTTATTCTTTACAAGTGGTCTGACGGATTACATTAAATTTTTTTACAGAAAATGTTTAGCCAACCAAACAAAAATAATTTGAAAGGAGAAAATTCAGTATGTTTGGAAAAACAGAAAAGGAAAAACAGGAAGATAACAAGGAAACAGACGTTGAATATGCAGACTATGAGATCTGCCGGAAAAGCAAGGTAGGAGAGTATTTACAGACCGGTCAGGAGTTCTTTGTTGCGGACATGAAGAAAAAGATAATCTACAGTTCCAATGACCTGAGACTGAGAGAACTGTCTGAAAAACTGGACTTAGAGCACACGTTCGTATTCAAAGAAGCAAATTATATGTAACACCAGAAAGGAGATATAGAAGTGGGAAATAAACACGTTATATCCGACCTTTATCAAATGCAGTCGCTCTCACTTAAAGCCAAAATCCGCATGACAAAGTGGAGGATCCGTGAGTGGGTGGATATGTACGGAGAGGACGGTGTGTATGTATCTTTCTCTGGTGGAAAAGACAGCACAGTTCTCCTCGATATTGCAAGGCAGCTGTACCCAAACATCAAGGCGGTATTTGTTGATACCGGACTTGAATACCCGGAAATTCGTCTGTTTGTAAAAACAGTCAGTAATGTGGACTGGATAAGACCGAAGCTGACATTCAGACAGGTAATTGAGAAATATGGCTACCCGTTCATAAGCAAAGAGGTTTCTGAGTGCGTATATGGTGCGAAGAAATTCTTACGTGGGGGGGGTACAGCCAATTCTACCGTAAACTCACGGGATGCGGAGAGTATGCGAAGAATAACTCCGGGGGGGGGGCAGACAACAAGTATAGAAAACTTAGGGGATTGGGAGAGTATTCCCGTAAGAGTAAAGATACTGTTCGGAGCGATGACAAAGGGGAATATCCCTAACGGAGAAAGAAGCAAATACAGTTGCGAAAGATACAAATTCTTTATCGACTGTCCTTATGAGATTTCATCAGAATGTTGCAAGGTTATGAAAAAAGCTCCGGCACATTCCTATGCTAAATCAACTGGCAGAAAACCAATGACAGCCCAGATGGCAACGGAAAGCCGGCTAAGGACACAGCAATGGCTTAAAAATGGCTGCAATGGATTTGATATGAAATCTCCGATAAGCAATCCAATGTCATTCTGGACGGAACAGGATGTGCTTACATACATCAGATTGTACGGAAATGATATGGTTCGCCGGAGGGCAGAACAGAGCGATGAGTACATGAAATATGGCAACAGATACGTTTCGAGAGAGACAGGAGCAACGATGGAATCCGCAGAGATTGGCAGACCGATATGTTCCGTTTACGGAGAAGTTGTGACGGAGGATGAGGAACACGGTCAAATGACTCTGGCAGATGTGACAGACTTAGGAATATTTGATTTTGGCAGACCATTACTCAAAACTACCGGGTGTGAACGCACCGGATGTATGTTTTGCGGATATGGATGCCATTTGGAAAAGTCTCCCGGACGTTTTGAAAGGATGAAGATAACACATCCGAAACAGTATGAATACATTATGAAACCTTGGGACGATGGAGGACTTGGTTTCAAAGAAATTATTGATTGGATCAATGAACATGGGAATCTGAATATCAGATATTAGGAGGCAGATATGACACAGAAACAGTTAAGAGACCTCAATACAATCGTGGAAACCTACGGTTCGGATAAACAGGAAGATATGGCAATCGAAGAGTGTTCGGAACTCATCAAAGCCATTCTGAAATTCCGCCGGAGCAACGCAAAGGATTCTGATTTGAGAGATGCGGTTATTGATGAGATTGCAGACGTACAAATCATGCTTACACAGCTTGGAATTATTTTCAACTGCGTGGAAGAGGTCAATGAGCGTATTGATTTCAAGATCGACCGCCAGATGGGTCGAATTAAGGAAAGAGAGGCAAAACGTGATGTTTGTTAAGTCTCAGGATGGAGCGGTAGTTCTGAACAACGACAAGGTAACAGAATACAGCACGGACAGCAAGTATGATGGGCGGTACAAAGTTGCTGCCCTCGTAGGAGAAAACAGAGTAGTGATTGGCAGATATTCTACGAAAGAAAAATGCAGAATGGCGATCTCAATGCTTATGGACTGCTACACCATGAATTTGCTGTTTGAAAGAGGACAAGATGAAAACCCCAGAGACTTAGTATGTGAATATGTGGCGGATCAACCACTTGGAGTGTTCGAGATGCCACAGGAGGATGAAATCGAATAGGAGGACACTATGAACAAAGAATTTTATAGAGGGGAAATCTTCTATATCCGCAATGAGAGCGAATATAGCGGAAATGTACAGGGGGGGGGTAGACCGGCGGTAATTATAAGCAATGACATTGGAAACAATGCGGCTCCCATATTGGAAGTGGTTTACCTTACCACCCAGGAAAAGAAACCGTTGCCGACACACGTTAAGATCAACAGTTCAAAATATCCGTCCACCGTGCTTTGTGAGCAGATTGATACGGTAAACAAGGATAAGGTTGGAGATTACATAGGACAGTGTTCTATGGCAGAAATGAAAAAGATTGATGCAGCGTTGGCGGTAAGCATCGGTATTGGAATTAACATCAAATCGAATGATCTGGTAAAGAAGTGGGCGGAAGCTGCAAATGAAATAGTGGAGCCGGAGAAGAAAGAACCTGAACCTGTTGTGGCAAAGGTGGAGATGCCGGACATTGAGACACAGTTGGAAATCGCAAAAATCACAGCCGAGAGAGACGTGTATAAACGGTTATACGAAGAGACAATGGCACGGAGATAGGAGGAAGCATGGCTCTAATAAAAAGAGATAGAGAAAACTTCTGGATGTTAAATTGGCTTGATGAATACATGACCGGTCACAAAGGATTTATATGTGGAGGATGTTTCAAAAACATATTCAATAAAGAAAAGGTAAAGGATCTTGATATTTTCTTTGAGAATGAAAGTGATTTTGATGATGCGGTACAGTATTTTGACAGCCAGACACCAGGATATGACGGAGACGATGTAAGAGATGAGAAATATCATTTCCACTACGAAAACGACAATGTAAAGGCGTACAAACACATTGAAACAGGTGTTGTGATTGAACTTTGTTGCAAAATATTTGGAAAACCGGAAGAAATTCTGAATAAGTTCGATTTCACAATCACGAAGTTCGCATATTACAAAGAGGAAGTAGAGGATGAAACTGGTGCGGTAGCGGAAAAACAAGAACTTCCGTTTGAAACTCTGGAAGATGAACGTTTCTTAGAGGAAATTGGAATAGCGGAAACACACATTGAGTACAAAATCCTGATGGATGATGCGTTTTTTGAACATCTGCATCTTAAACGGATTGTAATTGATAAAGATATTCCGTTTCCAATGAGCACTTTTGAACGGATACTGAGATATGCAAAGTACGGATATTTCCCATGCAAAGAAACAAAGATGAAGATAATCAATGCACTTAGGGATTTGACAGACGAACAGGTTGAATTATCTGAAAGTCTTTATGACGGCATGGATTAAGGAGGAAAGATGAAAAAGACAGCGAGAGTAATTATCACATCAAAGTGCGACCGGAAGTGCCCGGGGTGCTGCAACAGCAAATTGGACTACACATCATTGGCGAAAGTTATTGGCGGTATCACGGCATTAAAGGACTATGAGGAAGTTGTGATTACCGGCGGAGAGCCTATGATAAATCCGGCACAACTCTACACAGTCATTAAAATGCTCAGAAAGCAGAATAAGAGACAGAAAATCTATCTTTATACGGCTTGTCTGACAATGGACGATCATCCGGTAATTTTAAAACACTTGGATGGTATCACAGTAACAGTCCATGCAGAAGCCACAGATGAGGATATTCGTAATCTGAAATACATGAGTTCCAATCTCTACGATGAGGACTTGGATATGCGCCTGTTTATTGACAAGAGGGTGTACGACAGGTACGACTTATCTAATATCTGCATGAAAACATGGGATGTAGCGAGAAAACTGGAATGGAAAGAAAAGTGCGATCCGGCAGAAAACGAAGAACTGTTTTTGTGGAATCTTTATTAAGGAGGCTGCCATGGAAACTTATAGAGTTGTATCAATTACAGACAGAAAAGGCAATCCGAGAATTGAGGGCAGATACCCTCTCAGAGTAGGGAGAATGTGCAAGAAACCCACTCCAAGAAACGGAGATGCCATGATGATTGAATGGTTGGCTCAGCCGGATGGAACACCGTATGTCGGCATGATTGTTACGAGTACAGTTATCGGATTCAAGACCGAGGATAGAGGAAAATACATTGAAGTAACAACCAGAAATTCAATCTACACATTTGAGAGAGTATGAGAGAAACAGAAACTTTTGAGTATATCCGCCGGAAGTACCCGGACAAGGAAGAAACATGGAGAAAAGTCACACGGCTTGTTAAGTTTGATGAGAATTTGGAAGTAAAGAGTGTGCATGACTTCAACATGGAGTGCTACATATCATCATTTGGCAGACTCATACGGAATGGGATTCTGTGCAATATGGCATACGGAGATAAATACGATATTTCCAGTATGTTCACAGATACGGACGGAAACCAAGTACGGTTTAAGAGACACCAGATTGTTATGCAGACTTTCTTCATGGGAGACAGACGGCGGTATGACACCGTAGACCATATAAATAACATGGAAAGGTTTGATAACAGCATATACAACCTCAGATGGGCGGACAAGGGCGTACAGTGCGGAAACCGCAAGGACAAGCCAGGGAAACACAGAATGGTTATCTGCATAGGCGATGAGGAAGAAATCTTTTTCTCATGCCGGGAGGCGGAACGACTGTACAACCTACCGCCGAACTCGGTCGGTAAGGTATGCCGCGGAGAACTAGAATCCATATATGGTTATAGATTTGGATATTTATAAGGAGATCAGAGATGGGAAAAGATTGGACTGGAAATGGCAAGAGTATTTTTACAACCCT